TTTCAGCCGCTTCAAACTCAGCACCATCAGGGCTACCAACTTCAACAAGGTCTAGTACTTGCATAGCTTGAAAGTCTAAGCCTTTGAAAGAGCCGTACTTGTTAGTGGTTTCCCACTCATTGTACTGAACCTTAACTACAGAACCATTGCCTACCTTAGCATCAAGAGGGTTCTTGTACTGGTCAACAAGTCTAGGTGCTGATCGTACTGCTCCGTCCTTGCCATCGACCTTACGTTTAATCACAATGGATGGCCCTTCGTCCATCTCTTTAATACTAAATCCACGAGCCTTAAAATCTGCGGCAGTGGCCTCATCTACAACTAAGTTTACTGAGTACGTAGGTTCAAAGGTTGTGTTCGGTGTAGTGACCGATGCCCAGTACGCTGTGCCTTCTAATATAGCCATGTTACTTTCCTCTTTGGTGGTTAAAATTAAGTGTGGAGTGTACCACAGTTGTTCAAATATGCCAAGCTTTATTTGTTTCCAATTGAATCTGTGTCCTTGTTGCCGTTGATTATGTCGAGCGTTGTTTCGTACTCAGTCTTGTCAATGATGTACTGTATGACTGCTTGTTCCTTCACGCCATACTGCTTACAGGCTACGCTTAAAAGAACCTTACCGTCTGCCACATCTCTTGCCGCCTTTGATGTACCTATCGCTTGCGGTGATGGGTCTGTACTAAACATCTCTTCAAACATTATCATCCTCCCTTTCTTTCTTGAGTTCATCTATCATTAGCTCAGATTCGTATAGCAATCTAATACCGCACCCCAGTGCTACTAACACCAACACTCCTAGAATTATATCAAGCATAGCTTACCCCTTTAATACTAACAGTACATTTATAAGAACTAAAACACACGACAATATAACAGCAGTTCTTATTGTTTTTATAAACCTTGATTCAAACTTGCTCTTCATTACTGTGGCTTCTTTCTCCACCCAGTTGGTCGCTCTTTGCAGGACGTTTATCGTCAGCTTCTTTACCTTCTTCATCTTCTTTCTCCGTCTGTTGCTTGTTAAAAATCGCATCGAAGTTATCGTTAAATCTATTTAAGTTTACGCTCCTTGCACGATCACCCTTGCCGCCATGTGTTGCGTCACCCATGTTCTCTAGTCCTCCGTCCATATCTTACCAAAGGTTATCACGATAAAGGGTAGCATGATTACGACACCCTCAAAGGATGCCGCATTGATCTCTTCAGTCAGACTATTAGTAACCCATACAGCCCTGCTGTCAGCGAACTCGAAGTCAAGACCCACACCTAGCCTATAGTTTATACTTAAAAAGTTTTCTCCAAATCCTGTTGTCATTTTGTTTTCCTTTTATTAAATTGATTAAGGTACTCACCTACTGTCAGGTCAGATGATTCTATTTTAGATGTGAGTGCTTGCCATTCTTTAACAGCCCATTTAACTTTACTGTCTGCAAGAATATCTAACACTGCGTCCTGTAGTTGACTAGGTTTATCTAGAATATAACGCACCTTTCGATGCGCCAGTGAATCTATACTGAATACTTTCTCTGGTATCTTCATGCCGCAACCGATAAGAAAGTGTGAGCATTGAGGGTCTGTCTTACAACCTCTTGTCTATCGTTCTGTATTGATGCAATGTTCGCCATGCTTGAAGAACGAGGGGCTTCAAAGTGTGTTGACCAATCTGTCATAGCATTATACACAGCCCAGAAGTTATTGCCAAGACGTTTAGAATAGATTGCATTGTACATATTCCACATATACTGAAGACTAGTGTTACGTCTAGGCATATCAAACAGTATATCAGTAGGGTTAGTAACCCCTTTCTTTATTGAATCTAAAGCTGTCTTGCACTTGAGTGCTTCGGCAAAGAATCTAAACGCCTCTAGATTACTACACTCTCTACCCTCCCACTGTTGCCATAGGTCACGCTGATTGTGAAAGAGATCTAAAGACTTAGTAATAATCCTACCGCCCTGCTCAATGTCTAGTGACCTAGTGTGCTTAGCTTTGAACACTGACACTTCACCACCTACAAAGACTTGAAGATTTGTACACGCGTGTTGTATTGCGGCGGCACTAATCATGAACGGCCACGTACCATCAAAGGATGATATAGATAACAGACTCAGACTAGCCTCGTCACCGTCACTAGTTCTATAGGTATGCTCTGGTAGCTTGTATTGTACAAAGGTTCTAGCACCATTGTGTGAGGTTCTAATAGTCTCCTCCATCCCATTGATAGATAGGTCAGAACGCTCAATGATATTCCTAGTAACATCTATCATGTGCTTAGGTGCTACAGGTTTATAGCCATGACCGTGGATACCTAGCTCTTCACATGTATCAGTACGGTAGATAACATTCTTGGTACTCTCATAAGCATCAAGATAAACCAACGGTGCAACAGCTATATCAAAACCTGCTGAGCCATAGCCTCTATCTTTAATAGCTTGTAGTGCTGTGTTATTTTGAAACATCGGTGTGATATTATTCATTACTGTATTCCTTTCTGGTTTAATTTAATTAATATTAACACTCACTAATGTAAGTGTCAACAATTTATTTTACAAACACGCTTCACTTAACATATTATATATGCTATAATATTCTTTATAGTTTAAAAGACTTAATAACTTTCTTCTATTTTCTCCTGTAAAAAAAAGAACAAGGACAATAGCTTTATAGTCTACATAGACTATTTAGTTATTAGCTCCGCAGAAACCACAGCGGTTTCAACCACATAAATCTGTGACATCTTATAGTTCTTTCGCATAGCCTCATTGTTGCCATACTCCATAGCTTGTTCAGGTGTCTCAGCCGCCACAGTTATGTAGTAACCAGACAACTCAGACATAAGAACCTTGTAGCTATGGATTGGTTTAGATGTATCAATGATGCCTTTCATCTGTTGTGTTCCTTATAGTTAGGGTCAATTGTTGTTAGCTTCTGTCGCAACCACTTCATTGATAGCTGTTCACACCTCCCTTCTAAGTTGCTATCAGGCTTAGAATATTTAAGGCCTATAAAGTTATTATCTATTTCTACATGACGGTAACGTGCCATCCTACTGCATAGGGTTTTAAGTCCTACCTCTGCAACTTCAGAGTATTCTTTCATGCTATAGTAAGTACCAGTATGTAGATCAGGGTGTTCTCCTACAAACTTAAAGGTTTTTATCTTCATTGCTATCTCTCCACTGTTATTTTAAAGTCTGTCGCATCTATCTCAGCCCTGACAGCATCCATGACCTTAGTTTCTAGTGCATCATCAACCATAACTTCGATTGCATATGAATCTGGGAAATCTAAATCTTCCATTGCAGACTCAACCATAGTCTCAACTTCATCGCTGTCAGTCTTTTGTTCCATGCTACATTCAAGATCTTCGAGCCTACTATCAACATCATCTAACCTCATGCTCAACTCTGTAACCGTTGACTCTTCGCCGTCATTATACTCAGGACTAGGGCTGTCTTGATAGAGCTGTACCCTGCGCTCAAGGTCTGCAATCCTATTAGCATCGCGGATATGAATCTCTTCCATCTCGTTGAGCTTAGCCTCAAAGTATTCGTTCTTGTTGTTAGCTAAAATTCTTAGGTCAATCCATTCTTCTACTGCGTTTATTAAAGTCTTCATATTATTTAACTCCTGCGATTAGATTATTTTTCATTGTGACTTCAGCAAAGAACTCTCTGCCTTGGCCTGTAATGTGAGGTCTATTAGCACCGACCAGATAGCCGTCACTCACGTATTCGTTTCCAAACATACTGGTTTCAATGTACTTCAAAGGCTTACCCACATGAGCCTTCATTTCTTTTTTACTAGGGTAATTAAATACTATCATTTTATTCTCCTTATAACAGTTATAAATATTAAGCGTCAGTTAAATAGCTATAGTGTACCGCGCTCACATGATCACCATCAATCCATCGTTTAGATTTGGTAGCTAAAAAATTGCACCAATTATTCCATAGTTTTTCCGTGCCTATGTCATGGCACATATCAATATAAGCCAACACCTTTTTATTGTTAGCGTCTATCCCCTTGCTAGACTTTGGATTCTTAGATAGCGAGAGGTCTTTAATATCTAGACCATACAATCTAATATTGTGTACGTCCATACAGCCCACTAATCCCGCCATCAATTGACACATAAAACCTGCCTTCGGTATCCCTAAGCCATCGACTCGAAGAAATACTTCCATCAACGCCCTTGCTTTATCGCGGTCTGAATCGCCAGAGTTTATCACTACCATAGCATCCGTATATAGTTGATATGAATTGTCCTGTAAATACTCATAGGTTTTACGTTTGTTACCCCACAAAAACTTGGACTCAATCCCGCACCTATTAACATCGGCTAGTTGATCACCCACACTCAGCCAGTTTTGTTGTATGGATAACACCACCATCAATGTTACATCTGCCATATTGTCATGCGATGTTTGTGCATATCGCTGACAGTTTGTAGCGTCTACTGTATACATGATTCATTTTCCTTATAACAGTTATAATTATTTAACCTTTATCGGTCAAACCCACATTAAAAAACCCAGTGTTTACAAGCACATAATAGCCATGCTTAAAGTCATACTC